CATGCAACCTTCTTAACGAAGTGTTGAAGAATTTTTCTTTGGGACATTTTGTTGTTACCCATTCTTTTCATTGCACCCTTCAATGCTTGTTTACTTGCACCAACTTGTACATCTAAAGTATCATCTTCTGACACGATACCCATTTTCTTTTTGTTTAGAATGTAGAACTCATTGTATCCACTCTTATCAGTAGTCTCAACTTTGTATCCACCTTCTTTTCTAAATAACTTGTATCCTTCTGCTTTGACATCCCAGTCTTGGTATTCACCAGCAAACTTGTCAACAGCACCATCAAAATCTCTGTGTTTGTTAGGACAAATAAAGAACCCAACTGTATCAACACCAGTAGTTTGTTCAATCCATTTCAGAAGATTGTCTGTACCTTTGTAGTCATTACCAGTTCTGTAAATGAAAGTGTTTTTAGTTCTTCTATCGTGGAAGTACTGGTCAGTACCATAACCCATGCAACCTAATCTGAAACTGTCACCATCTGTGAGAGTAACAAATTGTAGTTTGTCAATTGAATAATTGTGTTTGAAGTCTGCAATGTAATCTCTCATAATCATTAGTGATTCATCGAGAGGTGTACCACCTAGACCATAGTTGTATGCATATCCATGATTAGCATCAAATCTGTCACCCTTTTGGTGGTAGTATCTTCCACCACACATTGATTCAAGTTGTGCATTCATGACTACTGAAGCTTCAAAGAAATCTCTTTTGTTCATTTTGTCAGTGAATAGTTCTAGAAGTTTAAATCCAGACTTTAGATTAAAACCTTTTCTTTCATCATCGTAATCATACTCTCTGTCATAATCGTCTCTCCATGCATCTGTAAATGCATATACTCTGTGAGGAATACCAACCCTTCTACAGAACATTGTAAGAACTATAGATTGTTCATATGTCTCTCTGATTGCATCATACATAGAACCAGACCAATCAACCAACATAATCATACCATGATTTTTACCATCAGGCACGATAGTTGCTCTTTTGAAAATATCATCCTTGAGTAAGTACTGGTGGATTTTTGACATATCAATTTCACCAGTTTTTGCAGACATTGACTTCTTGTATGCATCTGCAGCTTTTCTCATATCGAATTCTTTTGCCATGTAGTTAATGACATTCTTATTGTGGTCAAAGAACTTTTGAGTATACTCTCTAGAGTTTGCAATAGTATCAACACCACCATACTCTTTAAGAACTTTGTTCATTTCATTAGTAATATCTGAAATCATTTGTTTGTAAGGAATAGTAACATCAGCTGCTTTATGTTCCTTAGAATTGAAATCTAGATAACTAGGTTCTCTATCCCATCTATCAGTTTCTTTGTGAAGTTTGTCTTCATTGTTTCTGAAATTCTTATCAGTAACAGATTCGTTTGCAGTAGGTTCTGCATTACCACTTTCACCACCCTCTTCACCAAACTCACCACCATTTAGGTTTTGAGATTTAGGAGTTTCGATATCACCTTCACCAGTAGTTTCTTCATCACCTTCTTCTGCATCTTCATCTGAATCTGAACCCTCTGCACCTTTTGTACCATCTTCTGATTCTTCCTCAGACTCTTCCTCTGATTCCATACCACCACCAATTGAATCTTCTGCATCACCCTCACCTTCTTGTTCATCGAAGTCTTGAGGGATTGCATCACCATCACCTTCTGCTGTCTCAACTGACATTGCAGAAGTATCTGTTTGTGGCTGTAATTCTTCTAACTTAGATAACTCATAAAGATAGTCTGCAACCTTGACTACCTTTTCCCAAGTATCCATTTTAGTATCAATTTGATTTACGATTTTTTGTTCTTCTTTAGAGAACTCAACCATAAGAGAATGACCAATCTTGAAGTAAAGATTAATTCTATCTATGAATGCAAGTTTATTTACATCATAACCTTTGACTCCAAAGAAGTCTAAGTCTAAGTGTAACTCTTTGTATGCATCATAGAAGATTCTTCTAAGACCAGCATATTTGTTTTTGATATGTTTCTCAATCCTAACATCTTCTAAGACATTAAGATATCCTTTGTATGTTGCACCCTTTTCTGATACTGCATCATGCCATCCATCTGGTGGAGTAATAAGTGCATGACCAACCTCATGACCCATGAATAAGTCATATAGTTGATTAGACATTTCGTCCTTAAGAATAGGACAAACTAACTTCCTATTCTTTGGTTCGAAATATGCAGTAGGGACTTTTTTATGTTCTATAACTAAATCCTCTGTAGCAAGTAATCTTGCAAGAGAATCTTTTCTTGTTCTAAGTATTTGTGTATTTGACCTCATGTAGCTATTATATAAAAAAATGTACCCTTATGTCTAGTAGTATTTTCTCCATTTGTTCTAGGGTAACACCCTATTCTATCACCGAGTCCTTCTAGTGAGGCCTTACCTCAATTTTATCTAGGTCAATAGGCAGTGACCATAATGTGACTTCGTTTTCGGCCAATCCCACCACTACTAATGGATTTCATGGAATCATTTCGAACTATGGGGATATCTGCTGGAGTCGTACCATTTCACAGATTTTAAAACGATATCCTCACTTCGTTCTTTCTCCTCTCAACCAACCTACCAACACAACGAGGAGTTCAATCACACGACAAGATGTATTATATTATTTTATGTACCTATGAGTCAATCTTTTCGATATTATAGGTTTTTGCCCACCACTTACGAATTGGATGAGAGTTGATACCAACATTAACTTTTTCTGGGTCTGGATTTTTAATAAGACCTCTCCAGTTCACATCTGGAGTACCATGTGTACCATGAGATTGTAGTTCCATTTGTTCTGGTTGAGAAGTATACCATATTGGTGCAGTATATCTATCTTCATTACCATGTGCTGGATTTACACCATGAAAATGTTTCATACTTTCAAAGATTACACATGTTCCCTGTTCTGGTTTAAGAAGTGTACCATCTTCAAAGAATGTTTCACCACCTTCAAAGTCATCATTAAGATACAATATAGATGCATAATCTGTAAAAGGAACTACATTGATTACCTCTTCTTCATTTGTCATATGTTCCAAATCAGTCCCTTTTCTATCTTCAATGTTTACTTCATATAGTGGTTTTGCCATAACATCAATATGCATTTCTTGACCTTTACCTTCTGGCCACCACATAATTTCAGTTTGTTCTGGATATGCCATTTCACCATAAACTTTCCAGATTTCAGATATTGCTTTATATTGATATTCTGCTAGAATTCTTTTGACATGAATATTACGAATACTGACCATAGGTATCCTACGACCATTGTATTGTTCGGCTGCATCATCATGTGTAACTAAATTAAAATTACTCTGGTGATACTTTATCAGCTTCTGACACTGTTCCTTTGTTAGACAATTCTTGATTGTTGCTACGATATTCTTTGGCAACTTGTACGAATTGTTTTCTGATTCTTGCATATTCTTTTTCTCTTTTCTGTTTCTTCTTTACTGCTCTTTCATATTTCAATCTAGATAAGTGGTCTGTAAACAGAATACCATTTAAGTGGTCTAACTCGTGTTGAAAACATCTTGCAGTCATTCCACTAAATTCCATTTCTTTTATATCTCCAGTTTCATCTTGCCACCTTGCACGAACCCAAGATGGTCTTTTTATATTTGCAAATATACCTTCACATCCACCAGTGAGACATCCTTCTTCAACTAGTTCTGTTTCTTCTGATACTTCTAATATTTCTGGATTTGCAAAAAACATAGACTGTTCTTTGTTTTGACCTTTCATTACAAATACACGATACTCATATCCTATTTGATTTGCAGCTAATCCAACTCCACCCTCTTCAAACATCTTATCAATCATTTCGTTTTTTAGTTCGATTGGGTCTGTTGGTGGATTATCGAAATCAAAGAAAGGCATAGTCTTTCTTAATATATCATTATCTTTGGAAAGCAATTTCATCCCTGCCTCCTAAGTCTTCGTACCAACCTGTCACAATCCACTTCTCATCTGTAAGTGGTGGATTACCTCTATGGATATGTGTAAAGTATGCAGGCCATATTAAGAAATCACCCTTTCTTGGTTTTATTCTTATACCTTGATGTAAGAACTCTAGTTCTCCACCCTCTTCTACATCGTTTAAAAATAATGCATATGCTAAAACTCTTCTAGGTAATGATGCGTTCCATTCACAATGCCAAATATGATATCCTTCGCCTGGAAGTGTTTTTTGTATTTTAGCTTCATGTGCAGTTGGAGTACCAACATGTGGTACTTGTATAGTATATCGTCTGACTATTTCGTTATTTAAATATCTAAAAAAGTCATCAAACTCATGAGTTAATGAAAGTTCTTCCCATTCATATTTGTTTATACCCACATGATTGTCTGACTTCTCAAGTGGATGAGCATCTTCTGATTCCTGTCTGCTTCTTGCATGTATACCATTTCTATGACACCAGTTCCAATAATCAAAAAAATGTTGGATATGGTCTTCTTCAAAGAAGTTTCTAAAAACTCCAATAAAGCTTGCAATCTCTACTATTCTTTGGTCTTCCTCTAATGGTTTGGTAAGTTCATTTTCACGATGTTTTAATTGCATAATAACTCCTACTTACTATCTACTATTCTACTAAAATTCTTCACTTTTTCAAATGTCATAGTATGTCTAAATTTCTCTCTTAATACATCACCTTTGTGAGATATGATAAAGGTATTTGTATCACCATCTAGAGTATGTAGTATCTTTAAAAACTCCTCTGTTCCACCTTCATCTAATGAACTATCAAACACTTCATCTAATACTAAAAGGTTTGTATTTACACTATTTTTTAATTTTGCAATAGCTCTCCATGTAAACAATAGTGCAAGGTCAATTCTCATCTTTTCACCTTCACTAAAGTTTGCATATGAGAATGCATCACGATATCTTGATTTGATAGACTCATTGAATCCTTCATCAAGATTAAACTGTACAAAGAAGTCCATCGATGCAAGATACTTGTTGATTAACTTATTCATAATAGGTAAGTACTGTCTTATGATTTTAGTTTTGATACCACTATCTTGTAATAAAGAACCAGCAATATCAAAGTAAGATTTTTGTTCTAATTGTGCTTTCTTTAGTGCATGTTTATTTTTTAAGACATGTTCTTCTCTTCCCAATTTAAAAGAGTCGTCTGTTACATTTTCAGTTCGTAACTTTTCTATCTCTGCATTTATTTTTGTGATGTATTGATTAGACGCAGATATCTCATTCTGTTTTTGTGCAACTTGTCTGTTGATAGAGTCGACCTTGCTTTGAATCTTTTCGATTTCTTCGATTCGTTCATTAATTGATAGGATGTTTTTGGTGATTTCCTCGATGCCTTTGTCAACTTCAAATACCTTTCCTGTTGTTTCTGATATCTTCTCTTGTTTAAAGTCATCTTCCATATCTCTGTGACATGTGGGACATTCGTCATTATCCTCATAGAATTTTATCTCCTCTTGTCCTCTTCGTTTTGCATTTTCTAATTGTGTATGCAATTCGAGAGTCTTGGTTAGTTTCTGTTTTATCGTTTCACTATCCGAAGATTCATTCTGTAGAGCCTCAACATCTTTTAACAATAGATTACATTCTTCTTGTACATTGTTAATATTTGTTTGAGCTTGTTCAACACTTTCATTAAACTCATCAATCTTTTTCTTACGATTATCACCAAGAGACTTGATGTGTTTTTTGTGAGTATCGATTCTGTCCTCTGAAAGTCGGATTTCATATTCTAAATCCTTAAGTCCATTTTTCAATGCAGTCATTCTTGTTTTCAATAAATTATTCATGATAGAAAAAATATTGATATCTAAAATATCTTCTATAATACCTCTCCTATCATTCTGATTCATTTGCATGAATGGTGTGAAAGTTGAACTACCTAAAATAACTACCTGTGTAAAAGTTTTGTAATTAAGTTTTAGGATTTGTTTCTCAAGTTGCTCTTGGTAATCCCTCATCTTTGCGTCTTGATTAATAATTCTATCATTTAAGAATATTTCAAACACATTTGGTTTTGCACCTCGAACAACTCGATACTGCTTTGACCCAATTGCAAACTCAACCTCGACAACCATCCCTCTTTGGTTGACCGAGTTGATGAGTGAGTTCTTGGATATCTTACGAAATCCTTTTCCAAATAATCCAAAACATAGTGCATCTAACATTGTAGATTTACCACTACCATTTTCTCCTAATATAAGAGTTGCTTTTCGATTACCTAAAAAGACTTCTGTAAACTGGTTTCCTGTGGAAAGTAAATTTTTCCATTTAACTGATTTAAATTTTATCATGAAGCTTCGTCTAATGCCTCCATGTATAGAGACCTAATTAATACCTCAAGGTGTTCTTTGTTTTTAACACCTTCCATTCCTTCAATATGTTTTGTTAATATTGTAAGTGTGTCCTCTGCATCTGATGCCATTTCTTCATCTGACATTTCACCAAGATTTCCATGGTCTTCTACTACTTTAAAATCAATAACATCTGCTTTGTTTAATTTTTCAATGAATAGGTCAAACCAATATGGATTCTCTTTACTAATTACAATAACTTTTATGTTCATATCTTTTAGATGTGAAAAGTCCATTTCAAGAATTTCTTCTTGAGTTAACTTTGTATCATCGTAAAAGATTTTTTCAAACATACGAATAGGGTTTTTGATTTTTTTCATTTCCCTTGTATCAGTATCAAAGATATGAAATCCTTTTGTATCTCCATAATCTGACCAAGTAAATTCCATTTGAGACCCTAGGTAAGTAATATTATCCATAGTTGAACCAGTATGAAAGTGACCACTGTATACATGTTCAAATCGTTTAAAGGTTTCTTTTGATGTACCATGGGATGAATAATAGCCAGGCATCATAATTGCACCTTCGATTTCTAAATGACCCATTGCAATTTGACCATTAGTAAACTGCAAGTGTTCCATAGTATCATCTAAATTGTTTTTGTGTATCCAAGGAATCAAACATATTTTTAATCCATCATAGTCTTTTGTTATAGCATCTTTATAGATTGTAATATTATCATACTTTAAAAGTGCTTCACATGAATTTACTTCACTAGTATTTTTGTAATACAAATCGTGATTACCAAGAATTAAATCCATAGTCATACCATTTGCAATTAGTGGTTCTATGAAATGTTCTTTGTTTTTTTGTAGTGATAAAAAGTTAATACCAGTTCGTTTATCAAAGTAATCACCTAAGTGAACAATATGTTTGATATCGTTTTCTACACAATAAGGAAAGAATACTTCCTCAAAAAATTTTCTCATGTATTCATGAAAATGAACACTGTCGTTTCTGATACCAGCATGGGTATCATTCAATACTGCAAATTTCATATTATTTTCCGACCATTAGGTCTATTACAAAAAAGTTGAATAACATAAATGATATAGCTCCGAACTGTATAAGACTTGCAATTACTACAAACTGTAATGCTCTATCTGCCCACCACTTACCTTCTGTATCGTGCCATTCCTTTACTTGTTCTGGAGTTGCATCCTCTGGAGCCCATCGGATACCTTGTTGTTG